TATTCAAATAATGGAATAACAACAATAACAATTCCAGAAAAATCAATATATATTCCAAATCATTCATACTTTACGGGACAACCCCTGACATATAATAGTGGAGTTGATGGAACTCCACTATTAGTATATAATTTTCCAGGAGAAAGTAGTTTTCAACTAAATGAAAATCAGACCATCTATGCTGTGAATGTGGGAAGAGATTTTCTTGGAATATCCACATTAGGATTTAGTACAAATATTGGAATTGGAACAACAAATCTATCTTTATATTTTGATCCTTCTATTTTTGGAGCTGGGGTAGCACATTCACTTACCACCCAATATTATTCTGTTACCGGAAATGTTGAAAATTACTCGGTGACTATTGCCACTGAAGTAAGTCACAATCTAATAACAGAAGATATAATAAATTTGAATATAGTTCCAGAAATTATAGAAACTATAAGCTTTAGATATGATCCAATTATTAAAAAAATTACAACGGAAAAAATATTATTCAATGCTTCTACCGTAGATGTAGAAAATTCTGAAATTTTAATAGAAAGTAAAAACTTCAATACTGGGGATAAAATTACATATTATTCTGAGGGTGGGACTGCAATTGGAGGATTAGTTAACAATAACACATATTTTATAATAAAAGATGCCCCAGGAAAAATAAAGTTAGCAAATTATTATTCAGATGCCATACTTGGAACATATATTATATTAGACCTAGCAGGGTCTGGAATACAAAGCATTTCAAAAATAAATCCAGAAATAAAAATTACAAAAGGAAATACTGTAAAATTTGATACCACTGACGCTAGTTTAGATGGTATGATATTGAGGTTGTTTAAAGATTCAGAATTTAAAGTTGAGTTGGAAACATATAATTACATATCAAATACTGGAGAAAGATATATAAAAACAGATTTGGACCAATATCCAAAAGAAATTTATTATTCTTTTTCTTCTTCTACTATTTCAATTTTTCCAGATTATGAAGTACAAAATAATAATTTTATAAGCATAGTCAATAGTGATTACAATAAAGAGTATACTATTATAAAGTTAGATGACACTAGATTTAAAATTAACCTTACTGGTAGGCCAGAAAATCTAGAATATAACACTAGTATACTAAAAGAATTTAAATATAGTACAAAATCTAAAAATTCAAATGGTCCAATTTCAAAAATTCAAGTAAATTATGGTGGAAAAAATTATAATATTGTACCCAAGGTAGTTGATATAATTAGCAATAGTGGTAGAGGTGCATTAGTAAAAGCAAAATCTGAGAAAATAGGAAGAATTAGTTCAATAGAAAGGGTAAAGGATGGATTTGATTACCCATCAGACCCTACATTACTACCACTGCTGAGTGTTCCTGCAGTAGTTCAGGTTGAAGATATTTCCAGAGTTGATTATGTTGGAATAACTACTGGAGGTAAAAACTACAACCGTGCTCCTTCATTAAAGGTAATTGGAAATGATAGAATTAAATTGCAGGCAATTATTCAGGGAAGCTCAGTTATTGATGTAAAGATCATAGAAAACACAGATGATCTATCGGGACCATTAAGAATAGTTCCAATACAAAATTCTAATGGATATAGCATAGATGATATTGAAGTAGATGGAAATCAAGTAACATTGGAATTAGTAAATACTGATATACAATTATATCCATTGATAACTTCAGGATATGGATCAACTGATGTAGTATTTCCATTTAAACTTGGGGATCAACTTTTTATAGAAAGATGTCGGATATTCGTAAGTGAAAGAGATCAAAATGGGGTATTAATTCCAAAAGACAATTATAACTCATCAAACTACAACTATAGATTTTTTACAGTCACTGGGGTAAGTACTGAAAATTATACAGTTACTTACAGTATGGAGGGCGTAAAAGATAATTTAGATCTTGGAGAATATACTTCAGACTTTGGATTCGGATATGTAGTGAATCGAGATGATATAGCAGAATTTGAAATGTTTACTGCCAACGATTTAAATTATTTTTCTAATGAAACTGTTCTAGGATTTAATGAAAGGGGAACAAATACATTTAGTGCAAAGGTGATGAAAAATGGATGGGATAATGATATAAATGAGCTTAGATTAATTAATGTTACTGGAGACTTGAATGTTGGAGATAAACTCCGTGGAAATATATCATTGCTGAATGGAACGGTAACTAATGTAAATACGTTTAATCTAAAAACTAGATTGGGTGTACTAAGAGATAAATTAAATGATTTCGGAGATAGAGTAGGATTTACTAATGATTATTATCAAAGAATTTCAGACAACAACTATTATCAAAAATTTTCATATTCTATAAAAGGAAAAATTCCATATAATGTTTGGAAGGAGCCAGTAAAATCATTAATTCATCCTTCTGGATTTAAAGAATTTTCAGATTTATCTGTAGAAAGTTCCACTTCGGCATCTATGCGAGTTGGAACTGCTTCTTCATTAGACTTGACTGTGAATATTGATAATATTCAGTCATTTTATAAAAAGAATAATTTTGCAATGGTTACTGAGGACGAGCAATTTGAAGATGGTTCTATTGAGCGAATAATATTTGAAGAGGGAGTTGCCCTACGACCATACATATTATCCAAATCCAATAAGGTGGCGGATATTGATGATATCAGCTCACAGTTCAATGGAACTGCAATACTAGAAGTGATTGCAAATAGAGACGTTACATTTATATCTACAGATATATATCGACTTGGGGTTTCTACAGAAGGATTGAGTGTTGGAGATAAGATTGGATTTTCTACTTACCATTTTTATCCAGATAGTACATATATATTTGGAATTCAAAATAATTTTGTTGAATTGAGTACCGATACTCCACATAGAGTATATTCTAATAATGGAATTTCAACGTCAATAATAGAAAATTTAAATTTCTTTAGGAGAATTCCAGGAAGTGTGATTACTGGAACTACATCATTTAAGTTAAACCATAAAGGTATTCCATTATTTTATAAAGAATTTGATGCTTCAAATGGAGTAACTACTGCTATAACTTTAGATAATTCTACATTTCTATTTGAAAGTCACAATTTCCAAACCGGACAGAAATTAATATATACCCCAGAACTTCAAGAGCCCCTTGCAATAGCAGTAACAACAATTGGATCTGGTGCCATATTGAAACCAGTATTTGATGTTAATAATTACTCTATTCTCAAGATAAAAGTTTTGAATGGGGGTACTGGATATAGCTCAACAAATCCCCCAAAAATAGAAATTATAGGAACACAAAATCCTCTATCTATTGGAACATTTATACCATCAATAGAACCTATAACTGGAATAATAACTAGTATTCAAATTGGAACTGGAAATTCTGGATTTGGATATTTTCCAATATCTTCTGGAACTATTGGAATAGTAACAACTTCGGAAGTAGAAGGAAGAAAGGATATTATACTCGAAGTTGGTGGTGGGATAGGAAGTGCAATATATGAAAGAGGATATAATGTTGCAATTACAACTTCAATACTTGGTATTTCTTCAAACATTACACCAAACTTTAGCGGGCAGCAGAATAGATTTTGGGGATTATTTGATCCATACATCCCAGCAAAAGAAACTACCGGATCTGGAATTGATTCCAAATTTAGTGTATTTATAGTTTATAATTCAACTACAGGACAGCCAATTTCAACATCTGTAGTTCTTAGAGATGGTGGGCGTGGATATTCAATTGGAGATGGAGTATCAATAGCTGGGACATTTATAGGAGGACAAACTCCAGAAAATGACTTATCATTTATTGTATCGAAAGTTTCCAGTACCAGAATATCATTGGAAGCAGATAATAATTATACTAATGTTCCCATAGAAACTGCAGTTGGTTATGGTAGTGGGGCCATACTCAATATAGAACGAGATGGTCTGGGAGATATTGCTAATGTCCGTATAGTTAATGGTGGAAAAAATTATGATCTAACTGATAATATTACTGTAGCTGGAACTTACATTGGGGGGATTACCCCAGAGGACAATCTATTCTTATCTCCCACAATTCTCGGTATAGATGTATTGCCAAATAATCTATATGTAGAGAAAATAACGAATAATTCTTTTAGGGTTTCTGGAACACTAGATGGGAATACTCTAGAATTCACATCTTTGGGTATTGGAACTCACACTCTATTATTAGATAATCAAAATGTAAATAGTATAATTACCATAGATAATATTATTCAGTCCCCAATATACAAAAAACCTCTAGTTCTTTCTTTAAGTAAAGAAGTTAAATTTAACGACGTTATCATATATTTAGAATCCGATGCAAATGAATTAATTCTTAATGATATTATTCAAATTAATGATGAATATATAAAAATAAAAAATATAGGAGTAGATGGAGCAAATAGTTTATTAGTAGAGCGAGGAACTTTAGGTACAAGTAAGGACGTTCATGGTATTTCAGATTCGGTATATGTGGTATCAGGAAATTATAATATAATACGTGACAATATCCACTTTTCCTCTCCTCCGTATGGACCCACTGGGATTAACGGATTAGAAATAAATTCATCTTTTTCTGGTAGAGTATTTTCTAGGAGAACTGACCCATTTGTACCAAATGACGTAAACATTATTTTTGATGATATTTCTAATCAATTCACTGGAATTGCTGCAACTGAGTTTATTTTAAAATCAGATGGAAGTGCAGTATCTGGAATATTTGCAGATACTAATAGTATTACTGGAAGTTCCTCTGGAGTAGACATCAATAACAATCCAATAATTTTAATCAATAATATACCTCAAATTGGAGGTATGGACTATATTATTGATACTCCTGGAGAAAATACTATAAGATTTATAAGTGGAGTTCCACTTGCAGGAAAAATAACAGTAGTTGGAATAAATACTGGATTTGGATACTTGCCATTAGTTGGTGCATCTGCAACGCTATCTGTATCTCCATCCGGAGGAATTCAGAATATATTACTAACTGGATTTGGGAAAGGATATAGAGAAGCTCCAATTGTAACTATTGCCTCTACGGTAGGATTTGGTGCTTCAATAATATCAAGTATTGGTGCAGCGGGAACTATAACATCATTAACTATTATTGATTCTGGTTCAGGTTATTCGACTACTATATTACCAGAAGTAAGGATAGACCTTCCACAAAATTACTACAATTTAGATCTAATTTATGCAGATGGCTACAGTGGAGTAGGTCAAGGAGCAAAGGGCTCAGTTATAGTAGGAAATGGCTCTAGCGTAATTTCATTTACTTTAGATGATCCAGGAACTTCATATGAAGTTGGGGATGTTCTAGTAGCCTCGGGTATAGTAACTAATTCAACTGCATCTTACTTTGAGGAATTCAAAGTAACTGTATTGGAAACATTTACTGACAGCTTTAATGGATGGTATCCCGGACAATTCATACAATTTGATAACATATCTACTTCATTTAATGGATTTAGAAAGAAATTTACATTAACGGTAACAATTTCAGGTAAGAAAGAAGTTCTCAGTTTAAGAACTTTGGATCCTGAGGATATTTCAATAACAAATAATATGTTTGTTTATATAAATGATATATTACAAGTTCCGAATGAATCATATTCTTTTACTGGAAGTAGGTTAGTTTTCAAAGAAGCTCCCAAAGCAGGATCAAAATGTGATCTACTATTCTTTAGGGGGTCAGATTTAGACGTAGAGCAAATTGATCCTCCAAAAACAATAAAGGAGGGGGATGAAGTTCAAATTGATGAGAATATATTTGATCCATATGATAGACCTCAATTTGAACGAGTTGTAAAAAATATAGTAGCTACTGACATTCTAGACACTTTTCCATATGATAGTATTGGGATAATATCTGATCCAGAAAAAATACGCCCATTACATTGGACCAAACAAACTGTAGATAAAATAATGAATGGGGTATTATATTCCAAATCAAGACCAGGTTTAAAGTCGAAAATTACTCCTACAGCTAGTGTAATCAAAGATATTTCTAAAATAGATCTTCAATTATATGTTGATTCGGCAATACCATTATTTGAAGATATTGACGAGAATAGGGGGTTGAGTGAAGATCTTAGAGATATTATTATTGTAAATAATAGGGAAATAACTTCTCCTATTGTGGAGGCAATAGTTTCCTCGGGGAGCACCATAAGTTCTATTAATATTATAGAACCTGGAAGTGGGTATAGAAATATAACATCCCCATCCGTAAGTATATCTCCAAATTTTATAACAAGAAAAGATCCAATATTTAATTGGAACTCTAATGTTGGTATTGGAACTTCACTAAACTTTAATTCTGTTGGTTACGGAACTGGATTTATTGCAGTTGGGGAAGACGGCCAATATGCATTAAGTATTGATGGTGAGGAATGGAAGCTCGGGAATAAAATTAATATAAATTATGACTTTAATGATGTGATTGGATATGAGAATTCATATGTGGCAATTGGAAACAGTGGTAATGTATACAATTCTGTTGGCCTAACTACTACAATAATTTGGAGAAAGGTTACACTACTGAGGTCAACTCAAGATGTATTAGGTAGACCAAATATTACATTGAGTGAGTATTCTGGGAATTTTAATGATGCCACATTCAATATAATCAAAAATACTATAGTAGTTGTGGGGAATAATGGAGTAGTATTCAGTGGAGTTGGAATAGGAACAACAGATATTTATGAAAATACAGTAGGATTTACAAATATAAATTCAGTAACTTCGAATACTGAATATTTTGTTGCTGTAGGAAATTCTGGAGATATTATATACTCACAAACTGGTTCAAATTGGGAACGAGTAACAGTTAAGAAAACTCAATTTAATCTGAATGATGTTATTTGGGATGGAGAACAATTTGTAACTGTTGGAAACAACAAAACTATAATGACTTCTACTGATGGAATTTCTTGGAATTTAATTACAACGAATTTAGCAAATATCAATATATTAAAAATAAATTATAATAACAAATTATATACTATTCTAGATGAAACTGGAAAATTATATTTTTCTATTGATATATCAGATTGGACTATGCGAGAAGTTGATGATAATTATAGATTATTAGATATAATATCAATTGGTAACGATGATACTGATGAAAAATATGTTTCGGTAGGGACAACTGGATATATATCCTATTCAACTCCAGTGTTGAATAAAGCCATTGCAATTTCTACATCGTTAAATGATACCTTGGAAAAAATTACTATAATAAATGGGGGATTTGGATACTCATCCACAATGAAAACTCCAGTTATTGTAGAAACGGACACTTGCGAAAAAGAACAAGTATTTTCTATAAAATCTAAAGGTGACTTTGGAACAATAACTAATATAAATGTTTTTGCAACTGGAAATCTTGGATTTGGAACTACTTCTCCAGCTATAATTTTTACATTAAAGTCTGAAAATTATACTGGAGAAATATTACCGAATATGCAATATACTCCATTGTCTATTGGAGATTACTTTGTGATATCAGATAGTAATGTAATATGCGGACATGCATTAACTGGAATAACAACCAGTTTAGGTGGGATGTCAAATTATCCAACATCAAAAGTTGCAACTGCGACAACATTTATTGACGGCATATATAGGGTAGAGAATGCAACCGACAGTTCTTTAGGTATATCCACAGTAAGGTGCATTTTTGCGCCAGTGCCAAATGTAGGTGCTGATAATATCATAATTAATGTTGGGCTAAATACTACTGGGTTTTATGGTAGATATAGCTTTGGAATATTATATGATTATCAAAATCGAGCTAGAGAAAACCCAAAATCATTTGAAGTAAATAAAGACAACGGGTTAGTTGGATTGGAAACTGGACCAATAATTTTTAGAACACGCTCAGTAAATTAAATCTCCATAAATATTAAAAAAGATTAAAAATGTCTGCAATAATAACCGATCAATTTAGAGTAATGAATGCAGAGACTTTTATTAAAAGTCTCGTTTCTGTCGGCAATACCTCTAACAGATATTATACTTTTATTGGGCAACCAAATCACAGAAATACTTTAGCATATGGAACTCCGAATTGGGGGGAAGGGCCACCACCAGTAGATGGATTTGAAGAAGAGTATCAAGTAAAGGAAACGATACTTACGTTAAAAAGAGTGGCCGAAGATGATATGAGACGAGTAGTTAGAAAAATAAAATGGTCTGCGGGAACTACATATGAAATGTATAGACATGACTATACCATATATAACAGGACTCCAATAACTTCTCAACCAAGTTTATATGGAGCAAATTATTATGTCGTAAATGATGATTTACGAGTTTACATCTGTCTACAGAATGGATCAAATCCAGATTTTCCAAGAGGAAAGCCCTCTTTTGATGAGCCAAATTTTATAGATTTGGAGCCAAGACCAGCTGGGACTAGTGGTGATGGATATGTTTGGAAGTACTTATATACAATAAAACCAAGCGAAATAGTTAAGTTTGATACTATCGAATTTATACCTGTTCCAGAAAATTGGGGAGAAGTTGGGGATACAATAGCAACAAAAGAAAATGCAATAGATGGAAAAATAGAAATCATATCGGTAAAAAGTAGAGGGTCTGAATATCAGCCAATATCACAAACATTTACTAATATTCCCATATTGGGAGATGGTACTGGAGGAAAAGCAACTATTACGGTAGATTCATTTGG